GGTCACATCCTCTCACTATACCATCTGAGTGATTACTCTGTGTAGCGAATGCGTATACGTATCCTTACTTACAGAGTTCAAACAGCTTGATATAGCTACATACTCACCAAAGTTGGATACCAAGTTGTTAGCTTGGTCCTCATTTAATGAGCATGCTTCTAATGGAAGCCACTGTAAATACGCGTTGCAAATTGTCCTCCCTAGACGGTGAATAATTGGTGATTAAATCAGTCCAGTTCATACCTGGTGGAAAGACTGGTCCAACTGGTATTGCGTACTCTTGCCTAACGGATGTTACATTTGCTAATAGAGTTTCACTTGCATCGGCGAGTACAGACTCACAAACTGCAGACTCAATTCTAAGTGTCAATCCCACTGTTGCATGATGTTCGAATGGCTGTGCATTCGGGAATAGTACTGCTACTGCTGGTGTCATGTTTGGTGGTCTCATTAACTGGAATGATAGTCTAATAGTATCAAAATTTCTAGCTACGATAGTTCCAAATCTTGCTTGATAAGTGTTTATTATCTGTCCATTCAATAGAAACTCCACTTCAACGTTATTCGGCCTGAGAATCACTGGGTTGAAAAACCATGTAGTTGCCCCGTCAGCTGAATTGATCACTCTTGGAAAACTAAACCTTTCCGCGTCTGGTAGAAGAGTTATCGTAGCTGTAGTTAACACTCTTCGGAGTGGCACAATATGCTCAAATTGTTGTATATTGGCTGGTGCGTTAATAGCACATGAGTAGTCAAATCCAGCGACTTGAATTTCCGATCCTGCGTTTAACCACATTGTGCCCATCAAATTATCATGAGCGGGTTGTGATCTATTTAGTGTAAATGATGCTGAATAAGGAAAAATGTTTGGTTTATGAAAAGTGAAACCTGTCCTCTGTCTTCTATTTTGCAAATTCCAGTTTTCTATGTATTCCGACGAATTATCAAAATTTATTCTTTTGAATTTAATGGCTGACAGCTTTCTTAGCGAGTCTGATTGAGGTGCAATTCCGTTCCTTTGTGATTCTCTAACCATCTCATCCATGCATACATTGTCTACAAAATCCACGAAATAATCAATTGTATTTCTTGCCGTTTCAACATAATTAGCGTCTAAGTTCAGCAAAGTTGTTCCAAGTAACCCGAAATTAAAATTCCAGTTTCTAATTGGCAAATTACCGATTCCTCCAGTTTGAAATTCATTTCCATTCATAGTAATTATCATTTGATTAAATTGTTGAATTAGATCACTCACGTTAGAATACAATGTGCCTTCGACAATTTTGTCTCTAGCGTCTTTAAGAGTCTTTGACAAAGAGTATAGGACATCCATGTTGAAGACTTCGTTTAAAAGCC